TCAGGGATACCCCCGCGTCTTGGATTTTACTAATAGCCATTATGCTTCCTCCGCTGGTTCAGGCGTGTTGCCCTCTGCCAGCCATTTGAGATATTCCTGATAGTCCGTATTCGCGGGGTCGAATGGGATGAATGCGTTGTCGGACAGGCGAATAGCAAAAGCAACTTCTCCTGATGTTAATGATTTATGCAGTTTGTACATTTATAGCTCCGCAGAAAGTTCTAAACTAGAAAAAGCAGCAGCGTTTTGAATAAGTCTACACGCCTGACCACCAGTTAAGCTAGAAGAAAGGTTTGCATAAAACATAATGTTAGAGGGCGTGCTTACATCAGGATTAACGGACGATGGAGCAACACCACCACTAAAGCTAGTCACCAATGTGTTAGTAGGATTTGTAAATGTAAACGCTGGAGCCGCCCTCATAACAACTGGAAGCGGTAAAATAAATGTTGCTGTTGTTGCATTAGCAAGTGCCCCGATGCAATATGGGTGATAAGAGGTATTCCCCGTTTTACCTGTTTGTTGGTAGTACCGCTGACACATCGCCAGCTCGCGCCCGTAGTCGCGGAAATCGAAGCTCGTTGCGGCATTTCCTTCTTCCAACTGGACACCCGTGATATAGAACGTGGCTCCTGAAGTACCAACAACGGACGTTGCGCCTGTGGCTGAGTTGTAGTTTGTACCAGCCCATGCTCCTGCGGGTCCGCTATATGTTGAGCCAACACCCAAACCAAACATTATGGTTAACCCAGTCCCATTGTCTGTTACCCAAGTGCCTGTAGTATCGCCAGCAACCGTTACAGATTTTTGTTCCCAAGTATTAGCGGAAGAAATCGTGTATGTAAATGGGTACGAACGATTTGCGGCTGAGTTTCGCAAAGCCCCGCCAAATGTTCCAGTAAGGCTGGAGCGAACCCAAAACGATACGGTAACAGTCTTGGCACTTGCCGTTCCCCAACCAAGGTCAGCGACATTGTATCCTTCTATATATTGCCGAATCCAATAAGTATCTGTTGAGGAGACACTTGTCGCAGCCAAAGAAGTTACAAGTAATGAATTGGTAAATCCTGTAGGGGCGGTTGTTGATTTTTGTACACTAATTGCTGATCCAGCATTTCCATACGCCAACCATCTATCCAAAGTATAAGTTGGGGTCGCTGCGCCAATGGTAACGCTCGCCCCAGCGTTCCTCTGGTCAATAACCATCGCGCCGTTGATGATGCGGTTCTTCATGCCCGTAGCGTTACCTGCACCGAGGGTGCTGCCGCCAAAGAAGGGGATGTTGGTAAGGGATGGGCTGAGTTGAGATGTACCCACCGTGCCGGGGCTGGGGGTTATTGTCTGGGTTACCGTGCTCAGGTACCGAGCGTAGACGTTTGCCGTGCCTGCCGGAGGAGCTGAAGTAAACGTAATCGTTGTGCCGGACACGGTGTAAGCCGTGCTGGGCTGTTGGACCACGTTGCTGATTACAACTTCGATGTCGTTGACGGATGCAACAGGACGTGACAGGGTAAAGGCAACCGAAATCCCATCACCGTTGAAATAATCCGTCCCAGACGTAAAGCTCTGGGTTTCGGGTGTTGAGCCAAGATATGCCATTGTCTACCTCTTAGGTGATGTTCAGTACTGAAGTCACAACGTCTGCGGATGCTGCTGCGGAGGTCACTACCTTGAGCACATCACTTGCAACCAGCACCACTTTTTGATCGCCGCCCACCAAAACCAGAGAGCTTCCAACTGGGACCGTGGCGTCTTTAATCAAGTAGTAGTCCACTGCAGAACGAGTGAAGTAGGCGCTAGCCGTAATGGGGCTTGCCGAAGTATTAGCCACGGACATGCCGACCACAGTGGTCTGCGTACCTGCACCCACAGTCACAACTGTAGCAGCCGAAGTGCCAACGTCTTTGTTGGCGTATGAGGTAAATGTGTTTGCCATTTCTGTTCCTTATCCTAATGCGATTGCCAAAGCGACCGCAGTTCCGGCTGGGTCTACCTGTAAGTTAGTTTGTGCGCCGCTCACCGTCGTAGCACCCGTACCACCGTTAGCCAAAGCTAGCGTACCAGCAACCGTAACCGCTCCATCTGTTGCAGTAGAAGGAGTCAGCCCAGTTGAGCCAAAGGAGATGGTAGTTACACCGTCTGCCTCAGTGGTTGCAATTTTAATGAAATCTGACCCATCCCAAGCCGCCAAACAGCGCTCATTGGGTACTAGGGTAATCCCTGTAGTTGGACCTGCACCAACCAACTTGATGCTTTGTGTGCCGCCAGTAGCGTTGATGACCACGTAGGTCTTGCTGGCTGCGGGAGCAGTGATTGTGCGTAGAGTAGAGCCAGATGCCGTCCACAAAAGAATCGCCTGTCGAGCCTCGTTAGCTGCAAGCGATGTGGTGGAGAGTGTTACGTCTGCGTCGGAGCTGAGTGTTGTCGTTCCAGCAATTGCAGAGTCAAGTAAGCTCGTGATGCTGGTATTGACGACATCGCCCCAAGAACCTGACAGTTCGCCCGTGACGGGTAATGCCAAGCCTAATAGTGATGTTGAGCCGGTAGCCATATATTAAGTCCTTCAATCAAAGTGCATCACGCTGCTATATTTTGCCAGTTTGCGGTCTGCGTGTCATCTATTGTTTGCCAATTTGCTGCTTGCGTGTTAGTAAGACCAACCCAACTAGGAATCTGCCCAGTTGGTACCATCCCCCAAATGTTCACAACCCCAACAGCGCCGACAGCTTGAACGCCGGTAACGGTCACTCTAGCGCCTGCACTAGCAACTACGTTGCCAATCTGAGCTGCCGCCTGAACACCAGACACCTGCTCGACAATAGACAGCAGAATGTAAACATTTCCTACTCGGCCTACGCCTGCAACCCCAGTTGGGAATATCTCGCCTGTACCCGTTACAGTAACAGCGCCAGTGCCACCAGTAGCCTCAACCCCAGTAACCCCGACATCAGCGGCAGCGGAAGCCACAACCGTGCCCAGTTCAGCAGTCCCCTCAACGCCCGTTACCGGCACGTCCTTGGGTATAGAGACTACAACGGTACCAATCTGCCCTGTTGCAGATACGCCGCTTGGGAAAACATTCGCCTGTCCAACAACCCCCACAGTGCCCAACGCACCTGTGGCCTCAACCCCAGTGACATCTACATCTATGCCAATAGAGATCGAAACATCTCCAACCTCGCCTGTGGCCTCAACCCCAGTAACTGTCGTATTCGCCGCCGCAGAAACTGCCGCACTGCCTACCTGCCCAGTAGCCTCAACTCCGATTGGGAAGACATTTGCCTGCCCAGTAGCCGTTAAAGTACCAACCTGCCCAGTAGCAAATACCCCAGTTAGAAGGACACTAGCCGCACCTGCGACCGCTACCGAGCCAACTTCTCCAGTAGCACTAACGCTTGTACTGCCAACACCCCAGCCCTGATCGCCCCAAGATACACCTGAAGCGTTCCAACCACTGAGGGGGACAACTACATCGGACACTTAGGACCCGTTAGGCAATACGAATGATTGCGTTTGTAGCGTCTGCAGTGGGGAATTGGACGGTAAAGTTACCGGCGGTCGATGTCTTATCTGCGCCAAAATCCAATACGGCAATCGCTTTGTTGGCGTTAGTGCTGTCGTAAATCAATGCGCCGCGAGCGGTAATCGTGGCGGTAGCCCATGTGGTATCGTTAAAATCCACATACGCAGTAGTGCCAGAGGTAGCGATTGTCGCGCCAGTTAGCGTATTACCACCAGCGGTGTATCCTGTACCCACAACTTCGTTAGTCGTTGTGTAAGCAGTAGTGGCTGCACTCAATGTTGCAGAGCTGGTATATAAAGCGATTTTGATGGTATCCGCATCTAAATCAATCTCTCCAGCGAGGAAGTCAGCTTTAGCTGATGTACAAAAGGCTTGTGTGATTGCCATAATAAGGCTCCTTAGTTAGCAGGTATACGGGTCTGCCCCGTACGGTATGAATCGGTCCGTTGCTTGCCATCGCCCAAGTTCTTGAGTAATGTCAGGGCTTCCATGTAACGTGTGTTGTACAGCGCTACCATATCCGCCTCACCCTTCATGTAGGTTATGGCTTCACACATCGTTCCGTACAGCAGAACAGAGTCAAAGTTTTCACTCAACCATGTAGTGCCAGCCGTCACAATGGATTCTGGGTAGTAGTAATAGTGCAACTCTGCACTGTATGCTGCGTCAGGAGTTGGCCCCAGAATAAGGGACAGCTCGTTAATATCACCAGAGTTGGGACCAAAAATAGCGTAGTACTTGGGTGTGCCTGTAGACGTTGGGTTTGGGTACGCCTCACGCATGAAGTTCACGTCTTTATTTAGCAGGAACGTGTATTCTCCCCCACCAGCGGGAAATACTGCCAATGAGTAAGGTGACAGGAAGTCATCCGGGCAAGACAAATAGGGTGAATTTGCAGTCAAAGTCCCTGTCACGTTCTTGCGCAAATTAGCAACCTGCACCGTGTTATACACACGTTGCTCTGCCTGACGAATGAACTCGTTCATATTTACTGTGGGAAACGTATTCTCACAGTAGTCACTAACCAGTGTTACAAGTTCTGCGTAGGTCATACTTTAAGTCGTAGTGTCTTTAGGTTATTGTTACCGTAACTGTACCAACTTCTCCAGTTAAAGCCAACACATTAGGGGTAGTACCCGCATCAAACCCTCTTGCCCCACCAACGGGATTCCAGCCCCACTGAATATCTCTAGAAGTGTAATCACCACCCTCAAAAGACAAAGACTTGTCCCCACGAGGATTCCGTGCGGCTTGTGGGTCAGTGACTGGATACATACCCTGCATGTTCTGCGGATGGTCGATCTCCCAGCACTCATCACAAACCTGCAAATCAGTCGGTTTTGTCCGAACGACCAGCTCTTTTAACTCTGTGCGCTTAAAACGGAACCCACACCGATCGCACTCGGCAATCGTGTGTTTACCACTGGCAAACTTCTGTGCAGCCATTAGGGTTTACCCTATGGACATGTAGCGCGGCACCAGCGAATACGAAGCCTTTTCTCGGTCTTCCATAGCTGCCAGCTCCCACGCCTCATCATATTGTTGCTTCAAAATCTGCAAACGATCAACACCGTTGGGCAACTTCAAAGCTAAGTAATAGGCCAAACCAGCTGTCATACAGGGCAAGAAGCGGAAGGGGACATCCATCGTATTAACGCCATTACCTGCGTCGTCGATTCGCTTCAAACGCCAGTAGACGAACTGATAGGGTTGTGTGTTATCAGGAACGGGCCATAACGTAACTGTCGGCGTAGCAGCCTGACGATCAATCCAAGCCTGAATCGGACGACCCTGAGACAACTTGGATGGGATGGAGGAATAGGTAGAAACACTAATACGAGAAACAGACAGGTCAGATTGGGTAGAGGCATTACCTGCGTTGGTACGAACCACAAACTCCAACAAGTCCACCGTATCCGAAGGCAAATTGTATGTAGCTGTACCGGCGACAAGAGAGATAGACCCCTGCTCAATCGTCCACATATTGACGCCACGGTTGGCCCAATCCGCAAACATCAAGTTCAGACTACGGCGGGCAGTCTTTAAGTCATACCCGGTACGCATTTCAGAACCGGCACGCTCAAACGCCTCCTCCACCAGCTCGGTGAGGTCCATGTTAAACGCAGTGGTTCCTGATGTTGCCATTATCTGTATCTCGCTGTTTTAGCCGCAATTTTCTTTGGCTGGGCCACAAACTCTGGCATTTCAGCACACGCCTTTGAACTTGGTACCGCGCGTAGCAGCACCACCACCTCGGGCTACTGAACCACCTTTTTTGTACCCTTTGACGTTCCCGCCACCTTTCAGACCACTGCCGTACTCTGACTCCAGCTTTGCTGCACGTTGACGTTTTGCGTAATCCCGGGCTTCCTGCGCGGCTTCCATACCGCCATCAGATGCGACTGCACGTGCCGCAGCTTCACCCTCAGTAGTGTCGCGTTGGACATTACCGCGACTTATCGGGGCGTTGTCTCGCTTGCGCTTCTCACCTGCCATTACGCGGGCGTCTGTTTCGGCGCGAGTTACGGGCGCTGTATTGCGTTTGCGAGTCTCGTCGTTTTTAATTCGATCACTAGTCGTGACGCGTTTTGTTAACCCACGCTCTTTGTTCAAGAAATCGCGCAGGCTCATGCCTGATTTTGCCAGCTCTTCTTTGGTGACGATTGGGTTACCCTTTTTGTCGAGCTTACGACCTTTGGGGTTTATCTTTTTCATGCGGGCGGCAGCCATCGGATTGGCTGTAACCGCAGGAGCCTCAATATTTGTATCAGGCATATCCATTACATAACTCCTTTAAATGTGGTTCCTTTTGTGGCTGCGCCACACCCGCGAGAAACTGAACCGCCCATACGCATCTTCTTGCCGTGCATGCGTTTCTCGTGGGATTTAACGGCACGAGCCGCAATTTTCTGCATAGAGCCCATCTTGGCCTTTTTACCTTCCGCTTTTTCTTTTGCGGGGGATTCAGCAGCTTCATGC